TTTTCGACACGTACCCGAACGGTTGGACGAGGCGGACCTTTCGTTCGATCGTGAGGGGGTCGACGAGTTCGCCAACGTTGAGGAGGACGCGGGCGTAACCGGACGCGGTGTCCGGGGTCCCGATTCCCCCGGCCGGAAATACCACGCCCGGCCGATCCTCGCCGTCGACGGACACGTTGAACGTGTCGCCGCCCCGGGCGTAAAAATCGAGGGTGAACGGGTAATTCACGAACCAACGGCGGCGGACGTTGCCCCCGGTGGATTCCCCGCGTTCGATGTTACCGAATACGGAATCGACGGAAAAACTCGCGACGACGACGGTTGCGTTGTTGTTGTCGGTGTACGTCACGACGGCCGAAATCGTCCGGAAATTGTAATTCCTCGTCCACATTCCGCCGTTGTAATTGACGACGTCGAGGTTGAGTTCCGCGAACGCGGTTTGCATAAACCGCCGGACGTCGAACACGACCTCCAAATTATACACGTTCCGATACTCGGTGTACGTCCGGCCGTCCGGGTCGGACAACTGAATCGTGATTGTTTCGGGAATGAACGTGACCCCGTCGTCGGCCGTCCAATATACCCGGACGAGGGCGGGGACGTTCGAGAAATGAACGGAATTCGGGTAATCGCAATATCTTAACCCGGAGTGAATTTGTCGCATATCGTATTGTGTTTTAATTGTTTATCGTTCGGAGGATTGATTCGGTCAATTGAACGTCGAACAATCCCGCGAGGCGGGACGCGACGTCCTCGAGGAATACGGGGATTTCGTTTGAGAATATGTCGGAACGGCCGCCGTCCCGGAACAGGGCGGAACCGGACGTCATAATCTTTGTTGCGACGCCCCACGGGGAGTCGAGGTTGACGCCCTTTGTCGCGGCCCATTCCTCGACGACGTTAATAAACCATTTCGGCGCGGACGGGTATTCGGTCCCGTCCTTGCGTAACCGGGTGTGAATGGTCGACCACGGGCGGGAACCTGTTTCCAATCCGGCGAAATACGCCCTCGCGTCGAGTTCGCCCGACACGCCGTCCGGCCGGGGTTCAACCTTGACGACCATTGAGGCAATTGTCCGCCCCGACGCCTTTTGTCCGGCGGCGAGGTGGTTTGCGATAATCCGTTGTTTGAGGCGTTCGAGTTCCTCCCGGATTATTTCGGGCGCGTCGGCCCGGATTGTGATTCCGTCCATTGTTTCCGAGGGTTAATATTGAACGCACACCCCGACGAGTTCCCGGACCTCCGGGGTAATCGTGAAAATACAAAGGTTCGCGTCGAGGCGGTCGAACGAAATTGCGTAATTGACCCGGCCGTCGATTTGTTCAAAGAATCCGGAACGGTTCATTCGCCCGACGAAATCGGCCGCAATTCCTTTGAGGCGTTCAACGATTGTTTGCGCCTGTTCCCCGGTGTAATCGAGGGGCATTTGTTCGGCGAACGCGAGGAGGGTTTGCGGGGAATCCTTGAGGAATCCGGTTTCGGTGAAAACGAGTCCTCCGGAAATCGGTTGAACGTACAACAACGCCGGGAGGGTTTCGCCGTTGTCGGTTTTGACGGACCCGTCGGGTTGACGGTGGAATTTGTCGAACCGCAAGTTCGCCCGGGGCCACGTTTCACACATATACGTTAACCCGGCCTCCTGTGCGATTTGCGCGATTTTCTTTTCGATTGTGGGTTGTTCCATTGTCTTTTACTTTTTGGGTTTGTATTTGGCGTTTATTACGTCCCGGAGGCGGCGTTCGTACGCGTCCCGGTCGGCGTCCATTTTCATACATTGATACACCCGTAACCACGGGACCGACAACACGTCGTCGTGGTTGGTGATTCCCATTCGCCGGGCGTACCAATCGACGAGGCCGAACGGCCCGAATTCGAGGTCGTTTACCCCGGCGGCGATTTCGTCCTCGTCGGGTTGGTGTTCAATCGCTTTGAATAGTCCCCCGATACGTTCGAGTTCGGCCGTCACCCAATTAAGGAACCCGAACACCCGGTCGCAACGGGCCGCGAGGATAAACCGGGCCGGGCGGCGGACCTTGAGGATTGCCCGGACGAGGGCGACGATTGACGCGCCGTCGTTGTGTTCATCGGCCTGTAACCCGAGGAGTTCCCCGAACGTCAATCCGTCGAGGGAATCCGGGACCCGGCGACCGAACAGGCGTTCCGGCCGGGGACAATTCCGCAACCATTCGCGGGAATCCACGGTCAACGCCTTTTCGATGTCGAGGACGTGTTGTGTCGAGGGTATGTTTTGACGTCTTTTCATTGTCGGTTTAATTGAGTTTGGAAACGTGGACCCGCGCCCCTCGGACTTGCGGCCGTATGTAATAAATCATTCCCATATTGAGTCCGTCGAAATAGTCCGGAGAACGGCCGAGGATTCGTTTTTGTTCGGACTTGTCGATTAACCGTTTCCGGGAGGTGTCGGCGTCGATGTCGTACGATACTAAACACGCCTCGAGTTCCTCGGCGATTGCCTCCCGGTCGACCGGGTCGTCGACGTCGATAAACAATTGACGGTTATTGATTAACTCGGCGAGTTTGAACGCACATTCCGATTTCAAATTGTAGTATATTTTGTTTTGATACGCGGGTTGTCCGCCGTGAAACTCGGTTATCCCGGTGAGGTACGAGGAAAGGTAATCCCCGAGGCCGTCGGAGTCCGCGACGATTTGGGAACGACCGACGCCGAATTCCCGCGCAACCCGGGCGAGTTCCGTTTCAATTTGTTTGGAATCCGCCTTTGCGAGTTTGAGGGCGATTCGGACACACAATCCGTTCCATTTGTACGCAATGAATTTGTCGCGGCCCCGGGTCGCAAGGTCGGCCGACAACCTCCGGAGGCCCGACGGGGCGACGTGTTTGTTTGTGAACGTGTCGAGGATTGCGTCGTAATCGACGAGGGAATTAACGTTCCCCTCGTATTCCCAATACCCGGACAACAGGCGCAACCGGGTTTGGCGGTTTTTGATTGATTCGAGGGTCCGGATATAATCGTCGGACACGAACGGATTGTCATATACGAGGGCCTGTACGAACGCGCAATCCGCGTCGAGGGTTCCGGCGCGGAATGGTTTGTAAAATTGGGTGTATAACCAATTTTTTTTAGGGTTACAGGTGATTAACATTTTCGGTTCGAGGTTATATTCCCGGTTGAGGTGTCGGCCGATTCGCGACTTGAGGACCTCAAACGCGAGGTAATGGACCTCGCCGCCCTCCTCAATCCAACCCCCGGTGAATTCCTTTGAACCGAGGCGTTCAAATAACGGGTCTTTTTTCGGGTAAAACGTCAAATCGAGGAGGATTATTTCGGACCCGTTCCGGAATTTGATTCCGTCGTCCCCGAGTTTGTATTGATTGAACCCGTATGAATCCGCGACCTTGCGGAACGTGACGAGGACGGACTCGCGGGAATCCTTGATGTTGTTTCGGCCGACGAACCAACGTGTCCGGGGGAACGCCCAACAACAACGTAACAACCAATCGCAACCGAGCCACGATTTCCCACCTCCGGCCGCGCCGCCGTACGCGACAAATCGTTTCGTCGGGTCGGCGAGGTAATGCAACGCGAGGAGTTGTTTTGCGTTGAATTGAGGGGTTGTTGTCGTGACGGCCTGTTCCATTGTTCCCCGGGGTTACTGATTCTCGTTTTGTCGGGCCTCGCGTTCGGCGTCGACCCGGGCGCAATACTCGACGATTCCCGGGACGTCGGGAATAACGGCCGAAAATCCGTTGAAAGACTTTCCGCCGGATGTCACGTCCACGTGTTCGACCTGTAATCCGAGGAGTTTGTCCCGGCGTTCCTCCCACGCCCGTATTTCGGCGAGGATTCGGACGTCGCCGATTTGGTCGTCCTCGACGGATTGCCGTTCGGATTCGACGTCGATTGGTTCCTCGAGGGCGGAATTCTTGCCGATTTTCGGAATACCGAACGCGTTGTGTTTGACGTTCCACGATTTGACCTTTGAGGTCCGGCGGGTTTTGGTCTTTTTGGACTCCTCGTATAACTCCCACAATTCCGCGATTGCCTGTTCACATTCGGCAACG